CCCGGCTGGCGACCGAGTGGGAATCGAAGAGCTGCCGCAGCATCTGGTGGACGTTTAACTCATCGAAAAAAGACAACTGTGGCACCTCGTTGTTGGTGAGTTAGTGGATGTTGAAGTCAGCCGCGTCGAGCTGAGCGAACACCTGCTTCTCCCAATGGCGAACCTTGCCGCGCATCACGAAGGAGAACTTCGGATCCTTCTCGAACTCGCCGAACGGCACGGACGCCGCGTCAACGTGCTCCATGGCGCGCGGATCGAGCATCGGGACGTCGATGATCGAGCTGCCGAGGCTGAGCGCCTGGCGAGCCACATCGTCTATGCCCTTGAAGAACTCAGCGCCGTTGTTGCGGTTGAGCACGATGCAGTGCTTCGCACCGGTCAGTAGCTTCGAGGTCGCCTCGATCTCGCCGAACGAGTCCATCGTCGAGCCGATGACGTGCATGACGGCGGTGTTGACCTTGCCGTCCTTGACCATGTCGAGGAAGCCGATCTCGGTCAGAAGCGTCAGGGTGTCGGTGAGCAGGCCGGCCCGGATGTCGATCAGCGTGATCGCCGAAGTACCGATGGTGTCGAACACCTTCACCTGGTCATCGGAGTCGCGCAGGTTGACGACTTCCGTGATGGACGGGAAGAAGCGCTTCAGGCTGCCCTTCGGGCTCTCGGTGTCGAAAGCACGGGTCGCGAGGCCCTGAGCGCCGAAATAGTCGAGGATGACGCGGGACAGCGTGGTCTTACCGACGCCGCCTTTATCAGCGCCCACGATCACGACGGTGGGCAGGTTCGGTACGAATGGCATGGTAGTCTCCTTTGGTGGACCGGGGTCGATGGTTGGAGGGGTTGGAGCAGGCGACGGCTCCGGCTCCCGAACTGGTTGGGGCTCCTTGGGCGGTTCGATCTGCTCGGGTGGAACGATGACCACGGAGGTGACGTCGTCAGCCGGTCGCTGACTATCCTGTCGTGGTTCGCTGGGGGCCGGCACGATGAGTGGCCGGTGGGGGTTCATGAGCGCCGCGATGCGTTGCCGACGCACATCCTCTGAGGTACGTCGGCCCTTCATCAGTGGACGCTTTCTTTTTTCTCCTCCGCCTTCGGTTTCCGGGCGCGGCTGGCAAGCTCAAGCAGCTCGTCCTCCGACATCTCGGTCGCTTCCTTGCGGACGTTGAGGTTGGTGTGGTTCTCGTCCTTCTGGCCGAGGTAGTTCTTGCCGAGGAAGATGGACGCTGGCGCGTTCTTGTCGGCCAGCGCCATCTGTTTCCTTCGCAGCGAGACCTTTGCGTGCATCAGTCCGTCGTCCCAGACCTCACGCGCATCGGGATAGGCGTTGAAGAAGTTGGTCAGGGTGCGAGGGCTTACACCGAGGATTGCGGCGGCCTCTTCTTGTGTACCGAAAAGGCGGGCGATCTCAGCCAGGGCACGTAGCGTATCCTCATCAGGTTGGAGCTTCGTCTTGCGAGGCCCGATCGGGCGAGCGAGAAGCTCATCGAGAAACGCGGTTTCCTTGGCTTCCTTCTCGGCGGCGGCTTTGGCTGCGGCCTCGCGAGCAGCAGCCTCCTCCTTCGTCGGCCGGCCGCGGCGACGTTTGGGCAGATCAGTCATTTCTTGTTCTTCTTCTCGACTGTCAGTGTTTGAGTTCGGGGATGACGACCTCGCTGTCGATGATGTCGTCCATGACGATCACGACCACGTAACCGTCAGGCGGCACCCGAACGAGGATCTCTTCCGCCTCCTCGGGATCGTCAGTCTCCATGTCGAACCGATCGATCATGGCGACGATCGGAACCGAGAAGCCGCCCTCGTACACGATGCTCATCGACGCGAAGTCGATGGTGAAGCCTACGACCCCTCGCGGGTCGGGAGCGCCGTTTTGATCCATTGCAGTATCTCAGCCTTGGAACCGGCGCCGGTCCGCATCGCGGTCACGACGCCTTTGTCGATCGCCAACAGGGCTGGGATCTGGTTGACCTTGTAGCGCTGCGTGACCAGCATGCAGTGCTCGACGTTCGCGGTGTAGAAGTCGACGTCGGCGCGCTGCTTTTCGATGTCATTGAGCAGCGGCGTCATAGCCTTGCAGGGCTGGCACCACTTCGCCTCGAACTTGATGACGATTGGTTTTGTTGCACCTTCAATTGCCTCGACGAAGGTGGTGTCGGTTAGGGGTTTCATTTTGAGAAGATCTTCTTGAGCGACGACACGCCGGCCACGCCGCAGACCGTGAGCATCACGTTCCACTGCATGCTGTCGTAGGGCGCCGGGAGTTTCGAGATTTGCCAGCTGCCGACCTCGTGGCCGAACAGCGGGATGGAATCGAGCACGATGGCCGCGACATGGAGCAGGAAGACGCCGAATGCAGCGGGAACCATCCACGCCGTAAACCAGTGCTCGCGGTCATCCTTGCGCATCTCGGCCGCCATGCGGGCGACTTCGACCTTGTAGCGCAGCTCAGCCACGTTGAGCGTTACGTCACCGCCGACAGCGGTCTTCCACTTCTCCAGATCCGCGTCGGTCTTCTTGTTGAGCCACTCCAGAAACCCGGACGCCAGTCCAGGGATGAAGCTGAGCAGCTTGAAGACCCACATTTACTCGGCCAGCTTCAGCAGCGCGTTGTAGGCCGCGGTCCACTTCCGGTTCTCGGCCGGGGTCCAGGTCTTCTTCTTCATGCCGGCTTCGAGCAGGTGGGCGACACCCTTCTTGGCGGCTTGCTTGATGGTCATGGTAGTCTCCTTTGAAAAGAAAAGCCGCCCCGAAGGGCGGCCTGTGGTTTAACCGGGGAAGCCATTCGCTCGCGCCCACGCCGTGAGAGCGTCGATCTGAGCCTGCTGGCTTTCGATGATGTCTTGCTGCTCCTTGATGCCTTCGATCAGGACAGGGACGAGCTTGTCGTATGCCACCGTGCGCCACCGCTCGCCGCCATTCTCATCGTCTGAAATCGAGAGACTGACGACTTCCGGCAACACTGCTTCGACCTGATCCGCAAGAACGCCAATGTCGCGCTCACCGGGACGTCCGATCAGCGTGGTGACGTGATTCCACGTAAACCGGACACCATCGAGCTGACGCAGGATTGCCAGCGCATCCGTGATGCGTTCGACATCCTCTTTCAAGCGTGGGTCGGAGTAGGCGCTGATGTTTCCGCCCGCAACGATCGAACCATCTGGCGCAGAGTAGAACGACCACGCCGCGCGTGACCATCCACCGAGGCCGAAGTAACCATCGGCGCGGACCCCCAACTTGATGCCGTAAGCACCTTGGGCGAGGAACGAGATCATCGCCAGGTTGGCATCACCCGTGCTTCCGTTGTTGCGGATCTGTATCGACGAAGACGAGTCCGCCGACATCGGCGAAGCAATCTGGGCCGTATAGATCAAGCCAGTGAAGACTGGGCCGGCAAGGGTAGCGTAAGCAGCTGGGTTGAAGTTGCCAGCGTGCCAGACGGCGCTGCCTGCAACCGTCAGGGTCGTGAAAGCGCCAGCGGTGAAGCGAGAGTCGTCACCGGCAGCGACGGTGCCGCTGGTCGTGCCGACGTTCCGGGTCGCCGCGTTACCGAGACCGAGGTTGGTCCGGCCATTGCCCTGCTGGGTGGCATCCAGACCCTGCGCGTTGGTATCCACCCGTAGGCGGTTGCCGAGGGCGGCCGAAACGGTGGTCGAGAACGCCGCGTCGTTGCCGAGGGCAGCAGCCAGCTCGTTGAGAGTGTCGAGCGTGGTCGGAGCCGAACCGACGAGACTTGCGACCGCCGAAGAGACGTAGGTCGTGGTTGCCACCTGCGACCACGCCCCGCCTGAACTCTTGGTCTCGATGACCCCCGCGTTGTCGCGGATGCCGTAGCCGATGGAGCCGCCCGAGCCGAAGTTGAGATAGCTTCCGGCTTCGAGGTTGACATTGCCGGTGAAGGACGGAGACGCAACAGGAGCACGAGAGGTGTCCGTGCCGTGCCTGTGATCCTCCCTCGCGTATTTCGGTGACGTACCAACATCAGCCGTGCCATCGACGAGCGGCAAGGCCGAGGCTGGCGTCATTGCGCCCGCTGACGCAGCCGCAGCAGAAGCAAAAGCGGCTGCGTTGCTTTCGCTGGTGGCCGCATTCGATGCGCTGGTGTTGGCTGCGTTCTTGCTGCTCAACGCCGATGCGGCGCTGTCGGATGCGTCTGACGCCGATCCAGCGGCAGCCGTAGCGCTCGCGCCTGCATTGGTCTCGGACGTGGCCGCTGCTGATTCCGAAGCAGCTGCAGCGCTCTCTGAGGCAGCTGCGCTCGTCTCCGACGTATGAGCGTTGGAGGCGGAGGTTGACGCCTCCGCAGCCAGAGTCGTGACTGCCGCGAGCGCGGTTTCGGAGTCGCTTTTGGACGCCGCAGCGGCGGTGGCAGAAGCGGCAGCGTTGGTCTCGCTGGTGGCCGCGTTTGATGCGCTGACGCCCGCGTTGACT